GAGGAGCAGGTGTTCGTCGACCTGATCGCTGCGGCTCAGACGTGGGAAGATGTCTTGGATGTCACCCGCAAGCTGCAGGATTATCTCGAGCAGCAGCCCGAGCCGCAAGAGGAGCAGTCCGATTCGCAGGAGGAGCAGGCCAACGCTCAGGCCGACGAGCAGGATCCTACGGCGTCGGCGGACGATGAGTCTGACGAGACCGGTGGCCTCGACGGCGAAGCCGAGGACGATTCCGATGAGAATCTGTCCGAGACCGACTCCACTGATGCTGCCAGCACCGACAAGCAGCCTGAACAGAAGCCGGAGTCCAAGGATTCCGACGAGACCGGTCCTCGCAAGGAGTCGAACGAGAAGCCGGAGCAGGCCGATAAGTCTGCCGACAAGTCCGAGTCTACCACCACGCCTGCCCCTGGTGCTGCTGCTACTTCCAAGATCGAGTCCGAGACTCAGCGCAACTTTGACAGCCGTGCCAATGACTTGATGGACACCACGAAGGGCACCCTGCTCACGCTGGACGCCTTCATCCCCTCCGACAAGGAGATGGACGAGACCATCATTCCTTATTCGGCGCTGGCTCAGCATCGCCTCAGCGACACGGCCTTCATTGCCCGCCAGCAGGCTGCTCCGCATTCTCGCGAGGAGTACAAGCGCTTCATGGACCATACCAAGAAGGTCGTGAACAACCTTGTCAAGGAGTTCGAGCTCCGCAAGGCTGCGTATCAGTACTCCCGCTCGACCGTCTCCAAGACCGGTTCGCTCAACGTTGACCGTCTTCATGCGTTCAAGACGTCTGATGACATCTTCCTGAGCGTGACCAAGCTTGCTGATGCCAAGAATCACGCCATGGTCATGTTTGTGGATTACTCTGGCTCGATGAGCAATCAGTTGGCTTCGGTCCTCAACCAAGTCATCAACATGTCGCTATTCTGCCGTCGTCTTGGCATTCCCTTCAAGGTGTATGCCTTCACCAGCGACAACGCCCATTTCCCTGGTTACGCGGCAAAGACTGGCTACTACATGACCTCTGAAGATACCGACTACAATCGGATCCTCATTAGTAACCTGATGCTTCTTGAGCTGGTCAGCTCTGAGCTCGGCCGCACCGACTTTGACGATGCTCTTTACGCCCTGTTCTGCCGTGCGTGGCACGGTACGGCTTCTCGTGGCGAGCAGCTTGGTGGTACACCTCTCAATGAGGCTCTCATCGTGGCGCACAAGATCGTGGCTTCGATGAAGGCCAAGTACAACCCCGACCGCATGATCGCGATGTTCCTCACCGACGGGTCCGGTAACGTTCTCCGCGCTGTAGAATCTCATGTCTCGGTCGCTAACCGCAGCGCGGCTTGCAAGGCCGCAGTTCGCGACCTCTATTGCCAGCATAAGCTTCGCTTCAAGATCAATGGCAAGGTCATCAACTGCGAGAATTCTGAGATGACGGAGCATCTGATTCGCTCCCTGCGCGAGACTACCAAGGCCGAAGTCATCGGCTTCTTCGTGGCTCCCCTTCGCTCCAGCTCGATGCTGGGCAGCCACGTCGTCACCGCCTTGACCACCGCCTCGGGTATGGCCCACAGCGCTGCCTGGAGTAAGTGGGTCAGCTCGATGGCCGACGAGTACAAGAAGTCCGACGTCCTTGCCATCCCGGGCGGCTACGGCTATAGCAAGTACTTCGTGGTCCCCAACTGCTCGGCTCTGCATATCGACACCGACGACGAGCTTGACGTGGATTCCACCATGTCCCGCAGCAAGATCGCTCGTGAATTCCTCAAGCACACCGGCAGCAAGAAGTCCAATCGAGTCTTCGTCACTAAGTTTGCTGAGGCGCTCGCCTAAGTGGTTTGACCATCAACAAGATAGAGCGCATTAAATCTGTGTACGGATTGCGCCAAACAGTGTAGAATGGTCCCACAGTTGATTCCTTCTTAATCATGAACACCCAGTCAGTCCAGATCCTCGATACCCTCAAGTCCCGTTTCCCGAACGTCGTCGAATTCCGTCGAAAGGAGATCGACAACGTGGCGGTGGAGCTCGGCTTCGGGTTCAAGGGCGCTGCCGAGCTCATCGGCGAGCGTTTCAAGGTCGCTCGCGGCCTCTACAACTTCAGCGAGATCCTCAACCCCGGTACGGCACCGGTGGCCAAGCCGGTTGCCAAGCCGACTCCCGTTGCGGCCATCAAGCTCGCTGCGCAGGTCAGCTCCACCATCAACCAAGACACGTACGTTCCGGCCGCGGATCCAACGTACGTCAAGTGGGGTGCGTTCGATGACGTCCTGCGGGTCGTCAAGTCCGGCACGTTCTATCCGATTTATATCGCGGGCCTCTCCGGCAACGGCAAGACCATGATGGTCGAGCAGGTCTGTGCTCAGGCCGGCCGTGAGTACATCCGCGTCCAAATTTCCCCGGAGACCGACGAGGATGATCTCATCGGTGGTTTCCGACTGCTCAACGGTGAGACGGTGTTCGCCAAGGGTCCGGTCATCAAGGCCATGGAACGCGGTGCTATCCTGCTCATCGACGAGATCGATCGGTCGACCAACAAGATCATGTGCTTGCAGGGTGTTCTGGAAGGCAAGCCGGTCCTGATTAAGAAGACCGGCGAGCTCATCCATCCGGCTCCGGGGTTCAACGTTCTGGCTACGGCAAACACGAAGGGCAAGGGCTCTGAGGACGGCCGTTTCGTGGCTGCCACCATCATCGACGAGGCTTTCCTCGAGCGGTTCGTGTCCACCATCGAGCAGCCGTACCCGACTCGTGCCATCGAGACCAAGATCGTCTCTCGTCACATGGAGAAGTTCGGCAAGGTCGACGGCGACTTCGCCGAGAAGCTGACCACGTGGTCCGAAGTCATCCGCAAGACGTTCGCTGAGGGTGGCGTCGACGAGCTCGTCTCGACCCGCCGCCTCTGCCACATCACGCAGACCTTCGCCATCTTCAGCGACCGCCTCAAGGCTGTCCAGATGTGCATCTCTCGGTTCGATGCTGACACCAAGACCGCCTTCTGCGATCTGTACACCAAGATCGACCCGAGCGTCCAGCCGCGGCCGGCCTCTACGGAGCCTGCCGCCCCTGTGGCTCCTGCTGCAGCGTAATGCTGAGCAGTCAGCTCAGTTTACTATTTACAAACTCTCCCGATAAGGTAGAATGGGATTGTTGATCGAGGTCCGGGTCAACAATCTCTCAAACATCAAGTAGGACCACTGAAAAACCACAACATGACTAAGTCCAACACCACCCAGAAGTCGCGTCTCCTCAAGCTCCTCGCCAATGGCAAGGAGATCACTACCCGTGAGGCGGCCTCCCGCTGCGCCATCGCCAACCCGAGCGCGGTCATCGCTGCCCTCCGTGAGGATGGCCACGTCATCTGGACCAACCGCCGCAAGGATGCTAAGACCGGCCGTGCTGTCTACCGTTATCGGTACGACGCCACGCGCCGCGCCAGCACCAGCCAGCGCGCCTAAGACCAGGAGTACCTGGTGGCCGGAGGAAAACCCTCCGGCCTAATCTTTTTTCTCTGCATACCATATGAAGCTGTCCAAAACCACTCTAGAAATCCTGAAGAACTTTTCGGCTATCAACCCGAACATCCTCTTGAATCCTGGCAACCGGATTGCGACACTTGCTGAGGCCAAGAACATCATGGCATCGGCTACGATTGCAGAGAACATCCCGCGTCAGGCCGGGATCTTTGACCTGACTCAGTTTCTTTCTACGGTATCCCTGCTAGAATCTCCAGAGCTCGAGTTTACAGAGTCCTGCGTCCTTCTCAAGGATGAAGACACCTCTGCCATCGAGTATCGGTACTCTCGTCTGGACGTGCTCACATTTCCTACCAAGGAAGTGCAAATGCCGACCGCCGACGTGCAGTTCACCTTGAGTGCAAACACTCTCGGCAAGATTCGCCGTGCTGCATCTGTCCTCGGCCACTCAAAGGTCGAGATCGCAGGTGCAGAAGGCAAGATCTCTGCACAGGTAGTCGACAAGGAGAACGCCTCAGCCAACAAGTACTCTATCGTGCTGGATGCCGAGAATGCGTGCAAGAACGTGTTCTCGTTCATCTTCCCGATCGACAATCTGAAGATTCTAGCAGGTGATTACCGTGTAGAGATTAGCTCCAGACTCATCAGCAAGTTCATAAATACGTCAGTTCCAGTCGAATACTGGATCGCGATGGACAAGACGTCTACGTTTAGCAAGTAACTGAACAACCTACATAATACCATGGAAAATCAGCCCAACACCAATACCGTCGAGACCGATGTTGCGCCCACGGCCACGCCTCCTGCCACGCAGGAAGCTGGTCTGGCTCTCAACGATCTCGCTTCAGTGGTTCAGCTCATCGATGTTTGCTCCCGTCGTGGTGCATTCGAAGGTGCTGAGCTCGCCGCCGTCGGAGGTCTCCGCAATCGCATTTCGGACTTCCTGAAGGCGAACACTCCGAAGGATCAGGCAAAGACGGAGCCCGAGGCTCCTGCTGCCCCGCAGGCCTGAGGATAGACAGTACGGTGGTCGGACTTCTGGCGCGCAGTCCTAAAACAGCGCGCCATTTTTTCTCTTTATATCATGAGCAAGATCCCGAATAGTCCTGAAGACATCAAGGCGCTCCGCGAAGCGCTCAATCAAGTCGTAGAGCAGATTTCAGAGATCCAGTCCCACAAGGACCAGATCTCTCAGATCCTAGATGCAGCCGAAGACAAGTTCAAGATCCCGAAGAAGACCCTGCGTAAGGTGGCCAACATCTACCACAAGCAGAGCGTCATTCAGTTCGAGGATGAGACCTCTGAAGTGAAGGAAGTCTATTCCGTCATTTCTGGTGTGTACAAGTCGGCTGGATCTTAATACGATCGTCACATGCCTGATAACGAATTCTTGTGGGTCGAAAAGTATCGGCCGAAGACCATTGAAGAATGTGTCCTTCCGCCTGAGCTGAAGAAGCTCTTTCTGGGTATCGTCAAGTCTGGTGACATCCAGAATCTGCTTCTGACAGGGACTGCCGGGCTCGGCAAGACCACTGTCGCTCTGGCGCTATGCGAAGAACTCGGTCTAGAACACATCGTGATCAACGGATCCGAGGAATCTGGAATCGACGTGCTTCGCAATCGTATCAGGCAATTTGCCTCTTCGGTCTCTCTGAGCTCAGAGGGTCCGAAGGTTGTCATCCTCGATGAGGCGGATTACCTCAATCCGCAATCCACTCAGCCAGCTCTGCGTGGATTCATCGAGGAATTCTCTTCTAATTGCCGGTTCATCTTGACGTGTAACTTCAAGAACCGGATCATCGCGCCACTCCACTCACGGTGTGGCGTCATTGAATTTAACACTAGCAAGTCTCAGCTGGTGGAAATGTGTGCGGCATTCCATCGCCGCCTGGTTAAGATCCTGAAGGCTGAGAACATCACGTACGACAACAAGGTCCTCGTTGAGGTGATCATGAAGTTCGCTCCAGATTGGCGGCGAATCATCAACGAGTGCCAGCGATACGCTGCAAGCGGGTCCATCGATTCGGGCCTGCTGGTCAATATCAGCGACGTAAACCTCACTTCGTTGATCAAGAGCCTGAAGGAGAAGAACTTCAAGGCGATGCGGAGCTGGGTTGTGGACAACATGGACCTCGAACCTGCGGTTATCTTCCGCAAGATCTACGATGGCGTGGCTGACCATGCCAAGCCGCAGTCCATACCGCAGATCGTCCTCATCCTGGCAGACTACCAGTACAAGGATGCATTCGTAGCCGATCACGAGCTCAACCTGGTGGCATGCATGACCGAGCTGATGGCCTCAGCTGAATGGCTATGAGCCCGTTCGAATATCTCAATGCCATAAACGACACCAAGGTAGACATCATGGTGGACGATGTGGCCGAGAAGCAGTACAATGCCTTCATGGTGAATCGAGGTCTGTCGTACTTTGTGGATACCGTCCTGATCGCAAACGAGATGAACCGCAATCATCACCTGGATAACCGACTCCAGTTTGCGTTTTGCATAAATAGCATACGTAAGCGGAAACGCTTCAGCAAGTGGAACAAACCTCATGAGGTTGAATCTCTCGAGGTCGTCAAGGAATACTATGGCTACAGTAATGAAAAAGCTAAGTCTGCCCTGACGATCTTGAGTCAATCGCAAATCGAACTCATAAAGCAGAAACTCTATACAGGTGGACTCAGGGCAAAAAACAGTACGGCCAGTAGCCAGCATCGAGGAGACTCCAGTCGAATGGACTCCGGCGGTCATGCTGGAAATCGTTCTGTCTGAACCTGACGACTTCCTGAAGGTCCGCGAGACTCTCACGAGAATCGGCGTGGCCTCCAGGAAGGAGACCAACAAACTGTACCAGTCCTGCCATATCCTTCACAAACAGGGGAGATACTTCATTGTACACTTCAAAGAGCTTTTTCTACTGGATGGGAAGCCATCCAACCTCACAGTCAACGATCTGCAACGGAGAAACACTATTGCAACTTTGCTATCTGATTGGGGTCTGGTTTCTATCGTAAACCCTGAGCAGTCACGGGACAAGGCTCCACTACGCCAGATCAAGATCATCTCCCACAAGGAGAAGGCTAATTGGGAACTGCTGCCGAAATACTCAATCGGCAACACCAAGTCCGATAAATAAGATTTGCTGGCAATCCCGCTAGCAACCGGTGATGCCCGATTGGGGTTACCGGGACAGTAACATAACCTCGCTTAATTGGAGGATCATAAGATGACACAGTACACTACCTCGTTCACGTTCCCGCGTTCTAACTTCGTGGGATTTGACCGTTTGTTCGATGAGCTATCGCGAGCCCAGCTCGGAACTCAGAACAACTACCCACCCCACAACGTGGTGAAAGTCGACGATGATCGGTATATCATCGAGCTAGCCGTTGCAGGCTTCAAGCAGGAAGACTTGGGCATCGAGCTCAAGGACTCTATCTTGACTGTCACCGGCAAGAAAGAGGACACTCGCGAGTACGCTCACAAGGGGATTTCTTCCCGTGAGTTCACCCGCACGTTCACGCTCGGTGAGCACGTCCAAGTCACTGGTGCGAACCTGGGTGATGGCATTCTCGCCATCAACCTGCAGCGTATCGTTCCAGAGGACGAGCGTCCGAAAAAGATCGAGATCAACGGCCCTACCGAAGTAAAGACTAAGAAGGGCTTTCTCAAGAGCTAAATACTGAGTAATTGACTCGGCCGGCCGGCACTTTTATGTGTACGGCCGGCCTTTTTTGTGCTAGGATCTGTGAGCGTGAATTTCTACACCAACGTCAGTCGGTTCGGTTCGAACATCCTCTATCGGGGCTACAAGGACGGCAAGCGGGTTCAGGAGAAGATTCGGTTCAAGCCGACTCTGTTTCTTCCGTCCAAACTCAAGAAGACCACATGGACTGCACTTGACGGGACTCCGGTCGAACCGCAGAAGTTCGACTCGATGTCTGAGGCCAAGCAGTTCGTCGAGCGTTACGAGTCCATCGACTCCTTCAAGATTTACGGCAACACTCGATATGTGTGCCAATTTCTGCAGGAGCGTTTTTCCGATGAGATCCACTTCGACCGTAGCATCATCAACGTAGCCTCGCTTGACATCGAGGTCATTTCGAATGATGGCTTCCCGAAGCCCGAGGATGCGCTGCACGCCATCAGTACGATCACCATCAAGAACAACATCGACGGCATCTTCCACATCTGGGGTACGAAGGAGTTCGATGAGGAGAAGTCGCTGTACAAGGGCAAGGTAGACTACCGTCAGTTCCGCACCGAGAAGGACATGCTGACCAATTTCGTATCTTGGTTTGCATCTCCGCACAACTCTCCTGATATTCTGACCGGATGGAACACACGTTTGTTCGACATCCCGTACATCGTCAATCGCCTTGAACGCGTCTTCGGGCCGGATATGGCCAAGCGTCTGTCCCCGTGGGATTCTGTCGAACCTCGCGAGGCCTCGATCAAGGGTCGCAAGGTGAAGATGTTCGACATCCTCGGCATCTCGCAGCTCGATTACCTGGATCTGTTCCAGAAGTTCACGGTGAACACGTTTGGCCAGCAGGAATCGTACAAGCTCGGCCATATCGCCCATGTGGTCCTTGGTGATGCCAAGCTGTCGTACGCCGAGTACGGATCTCTTGCATCCCTCTACGAGAACAACTTCCAGAAGTTCGTAGATTACAACATCAAGGACGTCGATATCGTTGACCGCCTTGAAGACAAGCTTGGCCTGATCACGCTCGTCATGACTCTGGCGTACATGGGCGGGGTGAACTACTCGGACACTCTTGGCACTACTGCGATCTGGGACTCCATCATCTTCCGTGATCTGGCTCGCAAGTCCATCACGATCCCGCAGTCGAGAGAGCAGTTCAAGACTACGTTTGCGGGTGGTTACGTCAAGGACCCGAAGGTCGGAATGCACAACTGGATCTGTTCGTTCGACCTCAACTCGCTTTATCCCAACCTGATCATCCAGTACAACATGTCGCCCGAGACCATTCTTCCGGCTCTGACCGAGGGGATGAATCCCGATGTGATCCTGGAGGATAGGCCGTACTCTGCTGGTATCTCGAATGCCATCATGGCTGCCAACGGTACGCACTTCAGTCCTGAGAAGCGTGGCGTCATTCCTCGAATCATTAGTGAGATCTATGACCGCCGTGTCCGCCTCAAGAAGGAGATGCTGTCGGAAAAGAAGCGTCTGCAGTCCATCCCGAAAGGTGATGTCACTTCCACTGAAGACTGCGAGAGGAACATCACTCGTTTGGAGAATCAGCAAATGGCGGTCAAGATTCTGCTGAACTCACTATACGGTGCGCTCGGCAACAAGCACTTCAGGTACTTCGATCTCCGAGTCGCAGAAGCCGTGACCCTGTCCGGTCAATTGGCAATTCGTTGGGCCGAGAAGGCCGTGAACAACTATCTGAATGGTGTTCTCGGAAACACTGAGCCGAAGGACTACGTAGTGGCCATCGACACCGACTCTGTGTATGTCTCCATGGATTCCGTGGTCAAGTTCTTCAACCCGAAGAACCCGGTCAAGTTCCTCGATGAATTCTGCGGCAAGGGGATGGAGCCGATCTTCAAGAAGGCGTACGATGACCTGGCGAAGAAGATGGGTTGCCCCGACAACCGTATGGGGATGAAGCGAGAGGCGATCGCCGACCGTGGTATTTGGACGGCAAAGAAGCGTTACATCCTCAACGTCCACAATAACGAGGGTATCCAATACGCAAAGCCGAAGATCAAGGTGATGGGAATCGAAGCTGTAAAGTCTTCCACTCCTGCGGTCTGCCGTGATGCCCTGAAGAAAATGTTCGAGGTGATCATGACCAAGACGGAAGCCGATGCGCAGGCCGAGGTTGCAAAGTTCAAGTCTCACTTCTGCAATCTTCCTCCCGAGGATGTGGCGTTTCCCCGGTCTGCGTCTGACATCTCTGGATACGGTCGAGTGGGTTCGATCTACGCCTCCGGTACGCCGATCCATATCCGTGGCTGCTTGCTCTTCAACCGCATCCTCAAGGATCGTGGCCTCGAGAACAAGTACCAGATGCTCAAGAACGGCGAGAAGATCAAGTTCATCTATCTCAAGACTCCGAATCCGATTCAGGAGAACGTCATCTCATTCTCCGATATTCTTCCCGAAGAGTTTGCGCTTCATCCGTACATAGACTATGCTACGCAGTTCGAGAAGACATATCTGGACCCGCTCGAGATCATCTTCGATGCGATCGGATGGAAGAGCGAGCCCGTCTCAAATCTCGAAGAATTCTTTTTGTGATTTACAACCAACCACAACTAACGTAAGATATCAAAATGGCATACACATTCACGCATACCCGCGCAAGTCAAACCTACAGTGGTGGTCAATTCGACCACACGACTCCATCAGTTCAGATTACGTACGAGATTAAAGAAGACGAGGTCACGGTTGATACGTTGCTCACCGAGTTCCAGTGCTTTGTCAAGGCATGTGGATTCTACGTGGACAACGGGCAATTTGAATTCGTAGAAAACGACGATGGTCCTCTTTGTGATCCTTCTGAAATGTTTGCTGGCATGGGCTACAATGAGCCGGAGACTATGACTCGTGATCCTTTTGTCAGCTCGCAGATGGAGTTTGACTTCGGTCAGTCTGAGGAAGAGCAGAAAGGACCTGACAATGTCTAAGGATTGGCCGCACGATATTGCTGAGATGCACTCCAAGTTCGGCGTGAACAACGTCGTTCGTGGAATGGACGCAAATACACTCAAGGCATTTCTTGAGTTTCGCATTCGGTTTCTTCAGGAAGAGCTGGACGAGATGAAGAACTCCGAACAACTCGAAGATGTCACCGATGCGCTGGTTGATCTGTGCGTAGTAGCCATCGGCACGATGGAT